TTCTTTAATGATTTTGACACTGTCGCCCATGTTTGCGATTTCACCAAAGTAATCGTTGTTGGTGATGTCTTCAACAGTAGACGCTTTACGGAATGCAAGTTGTACTTGCTTTGAATAAATTACTGGACTGAAATTTCCATTCGGAAGTGATCCATATCCAGCTGCACTTGGAAAAGCCATTTTATAATCTCCTATAGATATATTGGCATATATTTAAATACGCTCAACACGACTACAGAGGCTGAATTTGTTAGGTACATTAGTTGTCCACTGTGCCCAATGGAACATAACGGGCTAACAAACTTTCAGGTGATTCTGACAGTTTATTGTTTTGCGTTACTAACAGACAAAACAGAACGAACATCTCTTCAGAATATTCCTGTTTCATCTTATTGATAGCTGCACAGACAAGTTGAATGTTTCCAACAACATAGCCCTTACTGCTATCCACTCTATCGAGGCTCACTGTATTAAATTGGTTGGCTGTTGCAAGCAGCGGCAATTTAGTATAAGCACATCGACCATCTTGCTTTCTCCAGATATCACTTAAATCATCTAAAGAAATTAAAAAACTTTTTGTCCTTAATCTGGCTTTTGTATAAAGATTTTTTAGCCTAGAATTAATTTCACGTTCATGTAAAGGAATCTTGCCAATCTTATTTTTAGCACTTGTTTTTCCTGTACACTGCTTACAGTCATTTCGTGTTCCATACTCTCTTGTGTAGAACTCACTCAACAACTTCTCTACACCACACTTGGTGCAGGTCTTACAATTATGCATAACTATCCCCAATCAGATAAAGAGCTAGACTGTGGATTGGCACAGTCAGGGGAGCTACCCTCTTCGCTCTATTAAAGTTATACCAGTTGTTTCAGGTTTGTCAATACTTAACGAGCGTTACCGCTAATATCGTATACAAACTTACCTGATTGTAATGCTTTAGCAATAGCATCTTGGTTCTTTTCATACTCAAAGGTGGACATTTTGCTTACCTGTGACTCATAAAAGACACCATCTTTGCTTTCGCCAGTAGGCGCAGAACGACTACCACGGGTGTTAACACTCTCTGCTGCACCCTTATCTGAGTTAGTCTTTCTCGTCTTAATGTTCTTATCAGCCTTGTAAAGATCAATGGCACGAGCAGCAGCCCTTGCATCACTGTCATTATCATACAAAGCGTCTTGCACCCACTTAGGCTGATCTTCAACCCAGTTGTGGAAGTCATCATCATCACGGATGGAGTCAAAGTCTGGATGCAAACGCATCAATTCAGCCTCTGCTTTATCCTTAGCTGTCTGATGCTCACGCTCATCAAGCTGTTTGAATCGTTCATCCAAAGCTTGGGTTTGTTCCTTAGCCTTTTTAATTGCAATGGTTTCAACAATCTTTGCAACATCAGGGTATGTCTTAGCCCACTCATTCAACTCTTCCTCACTCTTAGGAAGCTTAATTTGTTTCTCTGTGCTGCTTTGTAGCTGTGAGCGAAGCTCATCAATTTGCTTTTGCAAAACTACTTGTTGTTGCTGAGAATGTCTACGCAGATCTCCGTAACGCTTCTTAAAGCTTTTCTCTTCTGCGGGTAAGTTACTATCATCACCATCATTTCCTTCTGGTGGATTGTTCTTATCTTCAGCCAATCGCTTAAGCTCTGCTTCCTCTTGTTCAATACGATCTTTGTTAGCATTACGCTTACTAAATGGAGAGAACGCCTGAGCCTGTTGGTTCTGGTTAATCACTGCTTCTGTCATATTTACCTTTAAGTTGGGGCTAACTGTAGCTGCATTGCAGGGAGATAGGTAGCCATATGGTGGGAAATTGTTGATACTCGCCAGCCCACCTCTGGCTTGAGTATTCTAATTATATAGTATTATTTCTTAGAAGCAATGCCTCTTTTTTGAGCAGGTGTTGTCTTTTTAACACGCTTTGTAATAAGACCACCTTTAGCCGCCTCTACCCTAATTCCTTTTCTTTCAGCTTGTAACATTTCCATAGGTTTTGCAGCAAAAGACCCACCAAGGGCATCTACAGCAGTCATAGAAGCACCTTCAAAATCTTGTTCTCCAGATTCAGCATCACCAGATTCAGCATCACCAGCAGGGCCTCCACCACCACCACCAACGCTACCAATGCCACCATCTCCAGCGCCTTCATCACCACCGTCATTTCCTGAGCCTACAGTGGTATCAATACCACCCCCAGCATTTCCTACACCTACAGTGGTATCAACATCACCAACAGTGCTTTGACGACCTTCAGTATCAGCACCACTAGTCAAACTCTCAGCACCTGCGCTACCCCCTTGACCACCAAGAGCTATGTCAGTGGCAGTCTGTTGAGAAGCTGGTTCTGCTGCTTTAGCTTCTGTATTTGCAACAGTATTGGCAGCATCTCTACCTGCTTGTGCCGCCTCAGAAGCTGAACCACCTTTTACAATGATATCAGCAGCAGCTTGACTCGCAGCACCAACAGCAGCACCACTCATCCCACTACTGGTGGCTTCAGAAGCAGCTAGTGAAGCAGCCGTAGCTGCAGATCCACCAGTGCCTCCCTTAGATTCTGGACCTGCTGTAGCTGCTTGTTGTGTAGCGTTTAGATTTGTACCACCAGTGTCAGCAATAGATGCTGAGAAAGCTTTAGCAGAGCTAGTAGCTAGAGCATTATTAACTCTAGCCGCTACACCCAATAAAGGATTAGCGATGCCAGCAACAGTCATCACTGTTCTATCAATAGTGTTAGCTTTGACAGTACCGTCTGGATTTAATGTGAAGCCACCTATTCCTGTACTTACAGAACCTGTATCAGTGGCTGTAATAGAACCACCAAAAGAATTTACACCTTGTCCTTTATCACCAGTAAATCCTGCATTAACAGCAGGACCAGTAGTGGTTGGTGTTTCTGTTGTTGTTCCTGTTGTTGTTCCTGTTGGTGTTTCTGTAGACACAGAAGGAGGAATTAAACTACCCCCTCTAGGCATATCTACTCCACGAGTTAAAGACGTATCTACTCCACCAGTTGCAACAACATTTGTTGGGTTAGCTACACCTGTCGTAGGGGCTGTAGTGGTTGTTCCTGTCATCCTACTTGCTGGGTTTGCATCAACAACAGAATATCCTGCAGGTATCCTACCAGAAGGCTTACCATTAAAATAGGTCATGTATAAAGAATCACCAGCCGCATTCTTTAACAAACGAACATCATTAGCTGGGTTTGTAACAGCTGTTCTTTGAATGTTGTATTTAGCTAAGATGTCTTTGCTAGCTTGGGGTACTCTAACAACACCACCACGAGCAAACTCCATCTCACCTTCGCCACCTTCGCTATCTACCTCAGAGATGATGTCATCAATTTCTGATTCAAAGTCTTCATCACTTTCATGTAAAGCTTCTGGGTTTTCTACTTGATCAGCATTACCCATCTGACCAATCTCTGCCATGCGAGACAATCCCTGCTTAGCTTCATCACGAAGTTTCATCAATCTTTCAAGACCAATATATCTAACAACATCAGCAGGAATAACAAATTCACCTTCGCTGAGCTTTGCATCAATATCATCTCTCACTTCATTCTGCAAAGAACCCGGAGGTACATCATTACCAGACACAGGGTCTACTGTGCCACCTTCATCATTCATGCCGCCTTCAGCAAACAAGCGTTCTGTATCATTGTTGTACATTAACTTCATCCTTTAGATGTTTTAGTCTGCGTAAAGCAGCAACGGCTCCTTGAGCCTTTCCAATCTCACGAACATCAGTAGCTTGTTCTAAGTTTTTATGCTGCTGAGCAATCTCAGCATCAAGCAATTCTAAGAACGCTTCCCATGTAGCGTTAGTGTTTACAAAGCCTTTAAGCTTGGGGAGGTACGGCTTGGACATTACCAGCAAATCCTTGTTCACCCGGCACTGGTGCAGCACCAACGCCAATATTTCCACCACCACCACCAGTCATATCAGCCACTGGGGGAGGACCACCAACAGGAGGAGCACCCTCTGCTGGAGCAGCAGGAGCCGTAGCTTGCTGCATCAACAATGCTTGACGCATAGCTTCATCCATGTTGTTAGTAACCTTATCTGGATCTAAGTCCATACTCTTAGCAATCTCACGAATGATGTATGGAAACTTAGCAAATGGCATCAATGCTGGAGAACTAGCAATCTGCAAAAACTGCATCAAGCGTTGGCTTCTAACCTCATTAGCCATCAAGCTTTCTGTTCCTCTAGCTGTAACTTCCAAATCTCCCTTGATAGATTTATCAAAGTCAAATTGCATGTTGAAGCTAAAGAAAGCTTTACCCAACGGAGCTAACAAATAATCATCCACATTCTTGATGATGGTTTTAACACTGCCAGAAGCAGCATTCATCAACATAGAAATGCCAGAGGCTGTTCTACCAACACCACTCACACCTGTTTGTCCATGTGCAAAGGATGGCATGCCTGTAGATTCGTCAGCAAGTTGTCTTGCCTTATCAAACAGTTGTAAGTTCTCAGCAGCTACGTTAGGAAACTTAGTACCAAACAAGCTTTGACCGGGTGCACCACCCTGCCGCCTAAACACTTTACCCGGATATACAGTCATGTCCTGTCCGGGAACGAGGTTGGTTTCATCAACCTCAAACACAAGGTTGCCAGACAACACTGCATTATCCACCGCCATACGCATAAAACCATTCATGAGGGTCTGGGTGTCGTCCATGTTTTCGGCAACACCAATGCCAAATAGAGAGTAGGGGTTTAGTTCGCAAGGAGCCGCATAATACGGAATGTTGGCTGGCTTAAATGGATTCAATACTAAGCGCATAATTTTGCCGTTGCAAAACCATACATTAGCCTGAAGTTCTTTATAGTTTTCTAATTCTTTTGGAATTGTAATTTCATTATCATTGAGCATGCCAACATCAACATTGCCCCAATATTCCAACACTTCAAATCTATCTGTTCCTAGATTTGGAGCATAGTCTCTTAAGTCATCTTCCCAATACTTCTTAACATAAGAAGCACCAGCTTCAATAACTTCTTCAATGACATTGGCTCTGAACAAAGGTCTGTTCTTCAAAGCTCTAAGTTGTGTAGCACTTAGCTTGTGACGCTCAATAATATATTGAGCTTCTTCCATATTGGTAGCATCAGGATCAGGATAGAAGTTCCAAATAGAAACATGTGATGTTTCTGGTACTGTCTTCATCTCAGGCTTGTATGTACCATCCTCATCCCAGTTTGGATATTCCTTAGTCTTAGCAAAAGGACCCTTCATGATGCCTGTACCAAAAAGAGACATCTCAAAAGCTGTAGAGCGTAGATGCTTATTAGCACCACTCTCATCCAACTGGTCATGTATCTTCTTCTCCATCTTCTTAGCTGCCACTACAGCAGGATGGAATGTAATGGATGAAGGAGTTACACCCGGACCTTCTTTTAAATCTTTAGTATCTTTGAGTACATCCTTCAAAGGACCAAGACGATCCATCAATGATGAAAGTGTAGCACCCGGTGCTAGATCTTTACCGTCACCTTTGTAACCAAAAGGAGAAACTACTTCAGGCTCAGCGCCTTGGGGTGCTTTAGGATCGATATGTACAGAATCAACTACGCCTTCTGGCAAGACAGTAGGATCAACACTAAGAGGAAACTTGTTATTGGCAAATAACACATCAGTGATTTGACCATATGCTGCAAGCACCTTAGTCTTTGTCACTTTAATAAACACACGAGACTTCTCTGTCTCTGTAAACTTAACATCAGGACCGTATAGTCCACGATAGTTACGATAGGCTCTCAACCAACGCTCTTCGTCCCGTCTACGGCTCTCTTCAGACTTTGTATATCTTTCATTTAGATAGACTAAAAGACTACTACCTGAGAAAGGAGCAGCTTCATTTTCTTTCTTGTCTTCTAAACTAATGGATCTAGCATCCATAAAATTATTTGTTGCCATAAATACCCTTTAATACCCAAATGTGGGATCTGCCATCTTCATCCCAGAACCAGCAGAATTTAATGGATTGTAATCGAACAAACTACTTCTAGGTCTGCTCATCACTCCATAACGAATAGCATCATATAAGTGATCTTCAGCTTTAGTATCAATATCTTCTGGATTCTTTTTATCCAAAGGTATGATGGGTAGCTGAGCAATCGTATTTACACAGTTGCTTGTTATAACTAGTCTTGGTTGTTCTGTAAAGGGGTCAAGTTGTAGCCTTCGATGCAGCTCATTCTTACCAGACACCCTACTTCCAGCACTTCTATCCGCTGGTCGCCATCGACACCCCTCTGCAATCATCTGTTCTGCCAGTGATGGACCAGTATCACCACGCTTATGCCAGCAACTACTGTCCAATACACCATATCTCATAGGACCATCGTTCTCTTCAGCCCTCATTACTAGGTGGGCAAGGTCTTTTGCCAGTACTTTGCTAACATATAGCTCACGATATATGACCAACTGTTCACTGGGAGACACAGCAAACCACACAACAGCACTATAACTACCATATCCATAGTCGCAAGCCCTAAATTTAGTCCAATTACTTGGTATGTGGAACGGATCCACTACATGTATCTGCCTATTAAACTCAGGGAATGCTGCACCTTCAGCAATATCCCAATTACCTTCCAACAATTGCTTCCTTTGATGCTCAGGTAGTGACAACAACATGGTTTCATAGTCACCTGTCTGCATCAAGTAGGGGTTATCCGTCAACATAGCAGGGATAAACCTACGCTTAAACAGTGGTTGCCCCTCTTTAGTGTGTCCTTTGGGATACACTAAAGTTTTAGCAGTCTCAATATCTGTTGCATCAAACGCTTTACCTGCTGGAGAAGGGTCAATAAACATCTTCTTCACCCAAGCATGACCCGGACCACCCGGATTTGTTGTAGCTCTCATGAAAATTGGTAGGTCTGACGCTGCTGTACGCAAGCGAGAACGCATATAGTTCCACGGAAATGGCGTATGCCACTGCGTCAACTCATCAAAACCAATCCAGCTAAACGCCAAACCCTGATATCTCAACACATCTTCGTCTCTATCGAGGTAAGACATCCATAGTCTAGCCCCTGATGGTGCTTCCCACTGCATCTTTCTCTCACTCCACTTGATGCCGGGATAAATCTTTGGATAAAGCTCTTGGCTTTTCCAGATAAGTTCTCTAAGTTCTTCTGTTGTATGACGCAGAAGCAGCCCAGAAAACTGTGGATGCACCATATATCTCAATGGATCAGCAAGCATGGCATAGCTTTTACCACCTCCAGCAGCACCACCATACAACACTTCCCTCTCTGACGAAGCTAAGAAGAATGTTTGAGGTCCGGGGTTGGGCTTAAACAACACTTCTCTCTCATCAGCTATGGGTAGTGGTGTCTCCTCCGAGCTTGCTATCGATATATTGGGTAAGCTTGGTGTAGCTTTCTGACTCGAAGTATCCGGTTTGGTCTTCTTTGCCGAGCCTCTTTTCGTACCTTTGCGCTTGCTCAAGGGCTTTTTGGAGCCTTCGGGCAAGGTTGCGGTAAGTAGTGGATTTATATCCGTGTTTTCGCTCACTCTTAATTCTCTTTAAAAGACCAACATGACTAATCTCTCTGCCACTAATCTTAGTCAACCAAGCAGCTACCTGCCTAGAAGGATATTGTTTTAAATGCTTCTTAGCTTTTTCTAACGCTTCAAGCTCTGCAGGTATTGGCTGCAAGAG